TGCCAGCCATCGCAAACGAGCTTCCAGGTCGATCGCATAATCGAACACTTGTAGCGATCTTCGAGGAACGCTGCCGCCTCCAGAATAAGCCGCTGCAACATCGAATCGTCATCGGTCGTTGTGATGTACGAGTACGACTTGCAGTCATTCAGAGGAACGGGCAGCAGCGTCGGCTGTGTTGTTCTGACGTGCACGGCGTTTCCGTTTCGGTTTGGCTTTTGGTTTGTCGAGACCATCGGCCGGCGAGGCGATCTTCCGAATTACCAGAAGTTCGCCTTCGCCGTTGCCAATGTCCCGTACGGTGTGGGCACGATACCCACGCCAGTCTTGGTTAAATTTCACGAACATTAAGAGGCCGCCGTTTTGAGACCGACCACGGCACCAGCTGACGAACCGTCGCCAGCTCGGTGAAATTCCAGGTCGTAGCGAGAAATAAGTTTCAAAGTCAAAACGTCTTCGTTGAAGGCATAATGCTCGGAGCTGGTCACGTCGATTGCAGTGCGATCGCCCAGCACTAATGCCTGGCGGAAGTCGCCAAAGAACAATGCAAACTTGTCCGCAGCCTCTGCCGGCATCGCTTCGGTGAAGTTGATCGGGTAGCCGAACAGCTGTGCACCTGACCCGTCGGCGATATTGCCTGCCGTGTTACCGCCAGCGGCGTATAGCAACCGCTGGACCGCATCAGCAAATGCCGCACGATTCATCAGCCAGCTCGCACCGACATGAAACTTGTCGGGCAGCAGTGCCGCGACTGCATTCAAGTTCGCGAGCGTGATATCCTCGAATGCGGTGTTGCCACTGCTCATCGTGACCACGCCAGCGGCACCGATACCAGAAACGAGTCCGGTGATGCCGCCGTATGCACTTGTGCCGTCGCCGTCAACCAGTTCGACGTCCATCCGCGCGCCCAGTTCATAACCGGCACGGGATGCAACACGGTCGGCCATGTTCACGATTGAATCGTTGATTAATTCCCAACTGATTTTCGTGAGCACGGCTCGCTTCACGGCCGTCAATGCAACTTGTCCCCAGACCACGTCGGACGCTGTAATCGCCGACGCTTCGCCCGGATACTGCACCGTTTGACCTGACACGATGGTCGGGATCTTCAGGGTGTCGCTTGTCATCGGGAACCGGTCCGAGATGCGCGGAGTGACGCCGACCGCATCGCGCGCTTCGAGTACTGCATCACTGAGCGGATCGGGCACGGTGTAGCCGCCTTGGCTGTCAGTCCCTTCCGTCTGTGCAGCTCTGAATCCGACGAGGTTGTCACGGCACCAGTCGGCCGCGTGGCGATCTTTCAGAATCGCCGCCTTGATCCACATGCCGGCTTCGTATGCGTGCTGTTCAGCCTTCGGTCCTTTGAATGCCTTGAGCGCGCCAACGTTTTGCCAGCCGAGGGAACGGATGTTGTATTCCGGCTTCTCGGGAGGAGCGGCCAGTTCTTGCGACTGCGCCTTGGCGGGCGTCTTCATTTCCAGCCGGAGCGCTTCCAGCTTCTCGGCCCGTACCAGCTCGCGGTACAGTCCAGTCGAGTCGTCGCCATCCTCTTTGCCAATGTCAGCTAACAGGCCGTCGAATTGCGTGTGGTCCTGTTCCGTTAGCTCACGGTCTTCACTCTCGGCGAGCGCAACAATGGCTTCGGCTTCGGCATGCTTGGCGGCGATCTTCTCTCGGATGGCCAGTGGGTCGTGCTTGCTCATTTCGTGCTCCGGGCGATGCCGGCGAGCACACTGCAGGCACAAAAAAAACGCGGCGCGAATCGCCGGCGAGGTTGGAATCTCGTCGGTGATCTGCGCCGCGTTTATGTCGGCCGCTTAGATCTGCTATGCGTCAAGCGCACGGCTATAAGTTGTCGCCCGTTAATCTAGCCGATCGGCCTTTATTCTCCAAACACGCTTGCGGGTGGGGGGTTAAGCCGCAGCCATGCTCGGGCCCGGTTCCGTTTCTTCAGCTCGGGATTCCGCTTGTTGTCGAACCAGTTGGCGACCTCCGCCATTTTCTTGGCGGACTTGGTTCCGCCGTCTGGAGTCCAGACGCCTTCTTCGGGGGTGCCCGCATGCCACGCCTCGACGCCGGGGGTGTTGGGTCCCCTGGTCTGCACCGCTGCCAGCTGTGCAAGATTCTGGCGAGTCTCGTCACCTGCCTCGCCGGCCAGTAGAACGGAAGGGGTGTTGCGATATTTGCCCTCGGGAACCAGGCACGCTGCGATCGCCAGGTTCTCAGTAACGTCGTCAACGAATCCCAGCTCAAGCGACTGCGAACTGGTGAACCAGGTCTCGGCATTCATGTATGCCCGCAGGGTGTCCTCATCCAGCGAGACCCGCGTCAGGTATGTCGCTACGATACTGTCATCAATAGCCCGGAGCGTGCCAGTCATTCGCTCGATATCGGACGCACCCTGGTCCAATGCATTCGCATCGCCCGCCAACGACAGTGCCGTCCACGAGTTGTGAATCATTAGCATGCCGTTCTCGGAGATAGTCACCCGGTCGCCTGCCATCGCAATGACGCTGGCAATACTGGCCGCCAGTCCATCCACGGCGGTAACCGTTGGCACTGACAGCCGGCGGATCTGGTTGTATATCGCCCAGCCTGCGAACACATCACCGCCCGGTGAGTTGATGCGGAACGTGATGCCGTCAGGTGCATCGAGTCCCGAAACCTCATCATAGAACGCAGCCGCATTCACTCCCCCAAACTCCTCGCCGATCTCGCCATAGATCAGGACTTCGGCAGACTTGCCGCGAACGTAATTATTTATTTTCCACATCGGGAGCCCTCCAGGCTTGCGTAGCAATCTCGTTCGGGAATGTTTCCAGCTCATCAAACAGGGCGGACAATGCCTTCGGCAGCTTGTCCCGGGGCGTATCTTCCAGCACGGCGACCACTGACTTGCGATGGCGTGCGCAGTAGGCAGCCGCCAGCGAACCTGCGTGCAGTGGCCTACCAACCGCAGCCCACACTGCCGAGACTGGCTCCAGCGCCTTCGCCAGTGCTGGCAGCTTCGTCGCGTAGTAGTCCTCGACCCAGCTCACGAAATACCCTTTCCGATTCCGGCGCTTGGCTGCTGCCGTGATGTGCGCGAAGTCGCGGCGCTGCTCATTCCTCAGCCGGTCCGATGCCAGATCCTGGAACGCCTCAACCTCGTCCATTGGCTCGGCATCATCGACCGGCACATCTGCAGGGTTGATTGCGGGGTTGCGGAACAGGTCGCCCTTTCCATCGTCTCGCCTGTTCATGTTCAACTTACGGCGAGCTTCATTCGGCGTGATCAGTTCGGCAGAAATTAATTTCGTCAGCTGGTCAACGAGCGCGACATTGTCGGCCTCGATCAGGCTTTGCAGGTTATGCTCGAAGTAAACTTTCTTCTGCGAGCGTTCATCCCCCGTCAATAACTTGAGGTCCGATTCGGCAGCCCACTTGCGAAGCCACGGCATCAGCGTCTGCCCCAGGAACCTGCGATTCTCTTCGACTAGGGATGCATACGCCGTCGTTGTATTGTCGCCCAGCATATGAGGCGGGATGTTGAACCACGACGCAATCTCGACTCGCTGGAACGCTCGCGACTGCAACCACTGCGAGTCTTCGTTCGAGATTGAGAACGGGACAATTTCCAGGCCGCCAGATAGCACCGCGGTCGACGTGCTCGAATCGAGTCCGCGGTGCCGATCCTCAAACCGTTGTCGCAGGCTCGTCGCTTGATCTTCTGACAGGTGTGCGGCAGTCTTCAATGCTATGTTCGGGCGGGCGTTGTTTCGGAAATGCCTATTGCCGTGCTTCTCTTGAGCGAGCCCGAGTCCGAAGCTATTCTTCGCCATCGTAAATACGGAGTACCCTTGCCAGCCGTCACTCGATAACCCTTTCAAGTGGAATACATTTCGAGCAGGTATCTGCCGAGACTCATCGCGTGCGTCGCTGCTTGTCCAGTACGACAAGTCTTCGCCGGTTGGATCCGGGTACGTTAACCCTGGTTCGAGGATTATCATTTCGACAGGACGGCCCGCACCATTCCGCCGGATCTCCGCGTAGCCGTTGCCCCATAGCAGGGCGTGCGCTTGCAGCGTCTCACGGAACGCAAAACTGGTGATCGTTGGAGTTAGGGCCGGACTGACATTCAGGAGCGACCACGCTGGATGGTACCGGACCCGCTCACGGTCGTCCGTCACCTCATCCCGCTCGTATATCTCCAACGGCAACCCGGCGACTGTCTGACTGATCAGATTCGTCGCCTGCCATACACTGGAGAACGTCAACGCCTTCTCGGCATTAATACGTTCCCCGCTGTCGGTGTTGTAGTTCCGGCCCAGACCAGCCGACAGCCACTGCTCTTCGGGGAGCAACCCTGCGGCAATGGATGGAACAACCTCGGACACGCTGTGCTGCGTGACGATAATCTCGGTGCTCGCTTGCATTAATAGATCGCCGGTTCGGGGTCTTTTTCAGGCGCTAAGCTCAACGCCATCGACATGAGAACCGCGACCACGCCATCGATGCGTGCATGCTGCGAACTCTTGACGGGGCGAATGAGACTACGGTCGGACGTCGGCTTCACTTCCACGTTATGTATCTGCCATCCGAGACACTCATTCCCCGTGTGTTGTATCTTACCAGACGCGATACAAGACTCGAACTCGCGGCACGGCTCGTTGTAAGTTCGGTAGTTTTGGGGGGCGTCGATGGTCTCGATCCCCTCCCGTGGGAGCTCTTGAAAAAACCATTCGGCATTATGTGCATCGAATGCAACCTGCCGGACCCGATACTGGTGGCAGATCTCGATAATACGCTTACAGACGAATCGCTGGTCCACCCGGTCGCCCGGAGTAAATTCGATCTCGCCTTGACGCTCCCAAAGCAGGTACGGAACCCTGTCCGTCTTCTCATGTTCGAGCGCGGTTTCCCTGGGAATCCAATTCCAGCACAGCACCTTGTAACCGTCGTCCTCAGTCCGGGCGGTGATCGCGAAAGACGTCAGATCGTTCTTTGCACTCAGATCTGCCCCGCCGAACCACGTCCCGTCGCGACTGATCTCTGCGACTTGGCACTTCTCCCAGTTGTCTTGATTCAGCCACTTGCTGGTCGATGCCGTGTGCTGGTTCAGGTACAGCCGGCGGAAATCGTTCTCGATCCTCGGCATCGCCTTTGCGCGCTTGCATAGGCGTTTCATTTCGTCGAGTGATCTGAAGTCGCCGAGTGCGGGGTTGCACTTGCGCCAAGTCTTCACAAGGTCCCAGCGATCGTTTTCGGCCGCCTCATAAATGATCGGCAGGTACGACGGATCCTTTATGATGCCGTCACGCACCTGCGAGGCGTATTGCCACTGCTCAAACTCCAGCGTTTGGCGGTTGTAGTTGCCGGCAGTTGTGATCGTCACCATAAGCGGCGAGTCGACCTTACCCATGCCGGTTACGAAACTGGTATAGAGCTCACGATCTTTCGCGACATGGATCTCGTCGTAAACAACCATCGTCGGCTCGGACCCATGCATCGCACCCGCCTCAGATGCAACAGCGCGAAAGGTCGACCCCGTCTTGTTGTTGATGATGGTATGCGTTGACTTGCGGATCGTGACGAACTTCATGAGACGCGGGTTATTCCGCAGCATCGCCTCGACCTTGTTCCACAGGAACCTCGCCTGGTCGCGGGTTGATGCAGCACAGAAAAACTGACGGTACGGCCGCATGTCACGCAGGAACCTTTCAAGCACCAACGCGGCCGCGAGTTCCGTCTTGCCATTCGCCCTCGGCAACCATATTCCGCAATGTTTGTACTGCCGGTCGCCCTTGTCCGTGTACGTGCCGATCAGCTTCTTGACGATACGTTTCTGCCACGGGCGCAGGTTGAACGACTCACCTGTCGTGGGGTGCGTCAGGAAGTTAATGAAGTCGACAGCCTGCTGTCCCGGGTCGGTTGCAATCATGCTCGCATCAACTCATCCAGGGCATCGAGCGCCTTCTCAGCACCCGGCACGGAGATACGCGAAAGGCTGCTCGGCGTGAGCCCGAACTCGGCTTGCAGCTTTATCAAGCTCGCCTTGTTCATGTGCATTTCGGTGACGTATGGGTTGCGTTTGAAACTGTCGCCGTTCGGCAGAACAGCACCGTACTTGTTCACCGCATCCACTGCGCTGCGATATTGAATGTACGTGTCGGTGTAGACTTCCAAAGCATGCGCGTACACTGGCGACAGAATGCCGAGCGCTTCCAGCGCATCGAGCAAGTTCTCCCAGGCTACTTTGCCAACCTTGCTATCGTTAAACCGCTCCGGCATCGGGGGTCGCCCGGGAGGTGCCTCCGGCTCGTTTTCGTTTATCCGATCTTTGTTCGGCTCGCCGGCGAGTATTTTCAACTTCGTCGGCCTTGGCAGTCTGCCGCTTACCATTGCTGTTCGCCTTTCGCTAGAGAGTTGCGCCGCTGGTTTCGACGCAGTGCTTGCAAACCGGGTTCGCTGCATAGCCGCCATCGCGGTGCAGCTGCTTTAGCTTCCGCATTTTCAGCCCGTCCCATGCTTCTCGGATTGTCATGTCGGCAACATTCCCCATCGGCAAAGCACGGCCCGAGAAAGTGCAGCACGGCAGAATGTCGCCATTGCTGTCAACGACCATCAACTTGTACGGGAAGGAACACCGGAAATCTCGCTTGTCATTTTCCAGCACTGGCAGCGGACTAGGTGCCGTCAGGTCATTGTCGATCCCGGGCAGGTTCACGCGATCTTGAAAGCCGATCATGTCGGCAACGCCAGACCAGAGCGAAACAAAGTCATCGGCTTCGTGGATGTTCAGCTCGGTCTTAAGGAAGTTGACCCGCACCAGTGGCCAAGACACGCCGCGATCAGCACGCCGATTCAGCAACCGGCGGACATTCCCAACGATACGGTCGAACTGGTTACTGTGTCGCATCAGTGCAAACGTCTCGGCCGTGGTGGCATCCAGCGACACCATCACCTTCGACACCCTTGCGTCGATCAGCTCATCGATCTTCGCATCGTCCAGTAGCGTGCCATTCGTAGCGAAGTAGACATTGAGCACGCCTCTTGCCCTTGCGTAGTCGATGTACTTGCAGATATCGGGCACCAGCAACGGCTCGTTAATGTAATTCAGTTTGATCGAGCACAAGCCATACCGCTCGCCTTCGTCAATCACCTTCGCAAAGTCATGGAACGGGAGCGTCTTTTTCTTTATGACTTCATGGCCGTGGGTGCAGAACGAACACCGCAGATTGCAATGCGAGTTAAGCTCGAAGTCGAGTTGCAAGGGAAAACAGAATTCGCCCAGCGACTGCGCGACATGATACCGCTGCCGGTACCTACGCCACCGGGAAACATCCTTCGGCGCAGTTATGCCGCTCGGCAGCTCATCAAACAGCGACCGATTTAGCACTGCCGTCAGCTCATTTGCTCGCGACTTTTTTCCTGCCATCTCGCCCCACCCTCCGTGGTTTCCTGGCGGCCTTAAGTTTCATTCCGTAGTCGTTTGTCTTGGCTGCATGACTGGCTGCGGACTTGCGGATTAGCTTGTTGTTTTTGAACGGTCGATAATCGACAAAGTGGTGCCATCGCCCCCAGCGTTTCACGATCCTTGTTACGTCCGGGTGCTTGGCTTGCAGTTCTTGCGATGGCTTGAGCCGCCCCTCGGCTGCGTACTTTTCAGTGAGTCCGCCCTTGCATTCCATCGACATGATTTTCTTGACGAGGAACACGTTAAAAAGGATCGTGCAGTTGCCGTCCTTCAGCACCCGCAAACACAGATCCGTGTCGTCGTTGTACTCACCCTCGCACCGATATGGCTTACCCGAGGCGGACTTTGCTTCGGTCTCGATTAGCATGTTCGAGTAAACCCGCGTGTTCAGTGTGAACGGCTTGGCGACATTGTGCTTAGCAACCACGAACATCTCGTACTGAAAACCTGCGATTGGCACATTCTCATAACGGGCCGTGAAGTCTTCGGCAACACAAAACATCGTTCCGTCAGCAACGGGAACATGGCGATTGCGATTGCGTCGATAAAAGGTTTGCATGTTGTCATCGATCGTCCAGTACTTTTCGTGACCATGCTCCGCCGCGTGGTCCCAGATCCAGTTGCGAGTGGCGACCAGCCCCTTGTCCGTGTGCGGTAACACGAGAAGGTGCTTGTCATCAATCACAGCTGCATACTTGTCAAACTCCTGCGGCTCGACAACGACCTTGAACGGGACGTTGATTCGCTGCAGTGCTCGCACTGTGTACCGGCTTTCCCAGCGTCCCTTCGAGGGAATGTAAATCGGATACTTAGGCTGCATCGTTCTCAACTCCCGCATATTCCTTGTCGGCGAATGATTCTTTCTCTCGCTCGGGATACCATACGGACACAGTCTTCGGCGTGATCTTCTGACCGATCAACTTTGCGAACGCATCGACGCCCGCTTGGTCGGCAAAGTGCACGAGCAGTTTCTGGTGCGAACTGTTGTCTTCGTTTTCGTATTCTGGCATCTCCGTCCACTCCGCCTGCGGATCTTCAACGACCCGGCCGTTGCCAATTCCCACGGGATAGGCTTCCGCCATCCCGGCGAGTAACTGTTCCGCATTTGCTCGGGAGCTCAGGTCGTCGAGCAGGTCCTGCAATTTCGCCCCGTCAGTCCCAGCCATTTCCGCAATCGGGTCGTGGGTGGCGAGGATTAAATCCGCCTCGTCCTCAGTCACATCCAGCACCAGGACAGGCACCTCGGCATCGGGTGCAACCTCTGCCCGTAAATGCCCGTCAATTAGCTGCAACCCTTCCGGGGTCTCTCTTACCAGCAACGCATCTGCAAATCCCACACGATCCAAGACACGGGCCATAGCTTCTCGCTGTGCCGTGGGGTGCGTCCGCCAGTTGCGTGGATTTTCAATCAATGCGCCAGCTGGAACGGTTCGATAATCAACGATTCGGTTCGAAATCTTGGGCACGAAGATCTTCTCCAGATTAACAATCGGGGAACAGGTCCTGTTTTTTGTGAAAAAACATGCCCTCTGCGACTCGGGGTCCAGACGGCGTCCGGGGCGTCTTCGACCCCTCCCCCCTCAGCGAGGGGGGGGTGGGGGTCTGGGGGGACAGCTCGGCCCAGACCGACGGCGGGACGGCCGTCTGATAGGCGTCGAGGTGTTCTTGACTGCTGCACCTAGCAACCTCGGCCCGTAGCAGCTGGAACCAATCACGACGCACTGAGCCGCTGCCATGCTCGATGCGTTGCTTGTCCAGGTCATGGCACGGAGTGGCGCACAGAGTTTGGAGGTTGCCATAGTCAAACAACAAGTGGCGATCGCCACGGTGCGGCTCGATGTGGTCCACCACGAGGCTCCGTTGCCTGGCGAGTGGATAGTGGATTGAGCCCCAGTTGATTCGGCCACGGCACAGACACAGCACGCAGTAGGGGTAAGCCTGCACGAAACCATCGCTGAGCTTTTGCCATTGGTAGTCGTAGCCACGCTTGGCAGCTGATTCCCGCGGCCGTGCTGGCTTTAGCGCACGGCGTGTCTCGTGTAGTCGACGGGGTGCTTTGGCCAACTCTTACTCGCAATAGAAGTCTGTGAGTCGCACCAGTGTGCGTGCATCCGAGGCGTCTGTGCTTACGGTTACCTTGATCGAGTACAAGGTGCCCGAGCTTCCGCCTGCAACTGTATAGACGACGGCCTGACTGGCGGCAGCACTAACGCCCGCCACATCAATGGTCGTGGTGTTCAAACCTTGATTCGATATCGTCAGGTCGCTGCTGGTCTGCTCGGCGACAGTCGGCGTACCAGATAGCAGCTCGCCCGAGCGTAGTTGCTGGACGAAGTTGACTGCAGCCGCCTCCGTATCACCGGGCGACTTGCGTGGTAGTTCTGGCGCTTTGATTGTCATTCGTTCGGCCCTCTAATCAGCCATTCGAGGCGGTCATCCTTCACGACGAAATGCAACTGCGTGTTCGGCACCAGCCATTCGAGACCACCGTCAGCCGGTGGCGTTGGTTCAGCAATCGAAAGCCCCAGTGTCGGCACCTTGGCAACAGTTGACCACGTTCCGAAACCTTGGGCGATCAGGTCCGCAGTGCCGGCCATTAGGTCGCCCTCGTTCTACTGGTTGGAGCGGTTGACGAGTCGAGCGTGTAGGTCGCTGCCGTGGTCGATCCGTCTAGTTTCTTGACAGTCAGTGTCGTTGATGAAATGGCGAACTCGGTGAGTGCTTGCTGCACCTGGTACAGCAACTGTGCGGGCGTGCCAGCACTGCCGTCCGTTGCATAGCTTTCTGCGACCGCTGTCGTTGAGAATATATCCGCCACAGCATCAGCTCCGATCGCACCATCGCTAACTGTGGACACCGTCACGCCATTTGTCACACTGCCGGTCGTGGTCACATTCGCAACTGTGTCACTTGCTGGATCGAAATCATTGAGGGCGTCGAGAGTCTGCAGCGTTCCACTGATCGAGTATCCGGCCTTGTCGTTGTTGGTGCCGACCGTCACCGTATCGGATGACGCGTCGAAGGTTGAGAAGCCCGTCGCGGTCGCCCACCCAGTCACGCCGTCAGCGACCGCCTTGCCATACGATCCACTGACCGAATGACCCGAGCTCAACTCGTCCCAGACTGCGTCTGCGATAGCTGCTGCAGTTGGTGGCGACGATGATGCCGAGACCTGTGCATCGAGATAGTAGCCAAACGTTCCCGATGTTGTGTGTCCTGATTGGAGCTCATCCCAGACTGCGTCCGAAATCGCAGCGGCGGTCGGTGGCGTGGTTGTATTGAAACCGGTCGCGGTCACCCACGCTGCGTCACCTCGGTCCCGTATAGCTTCCAAGGTGTCAGTCGTTGCCCAGCCCGAACCCTTGATCTCGTCAAACGCTGTATCGAGCTCCGCTTTTGTTGGCGAATCGTAGCTGTTGAGCGATGCAGTCGCAGCCGTTTCTAGTGCCGTGGTTGCATCCGTGCTTTCGATGGTGCCCACATCCACCGAGAACCCAAACGCCGATAGCGTGCGAGTACCAACGGACCAGACGTCCGCTGCGCTGTGAGTGGAAAATCCGGTTGCGGTAACCCATGCCGCATCGCCCCGATCGCGAATTGCCTCCAGTGTGTCGGTCGTTGCCCAGCTCGCACCCTTGATCTCGGTAAAGGCCGAATCGAGCTCGGCTTTTGTGGGGCCGTCATAGTCACTCAGAGCGGTATCGGCCTCGGCGTTAATCTCGGCCTTAGCTCCAGTAGAAAACCCGCCGAGGTCAGTGAGGCCCGCGCCGGCTGTGCCGAGGGTGGTTGCGATGCCATCCGCCACCGTGTCCAGGGTGTCGATTTTGGTTTCTACGCCATCAACCGAACTCGTCAGAGCAAGTCCCGTCGAAGCACCAGCCGCAGCAGCTGGAACTGCTCCGCCCGTGGTGTAGGCAATAATCGGAGACCCAACAACCGACGCCGTGGAGCTTGACGGAATAATCGCCACTCGGTCTGCATTGGTTTCGCCTTGGGTCAGTGTCAGCGTGTAGACGCCCCCGCCGATTTCCGACACGCTGTTGCTGCTGGCGGAAGTCGCCCCGCCGTCAAGGCTGATGGTAGCGCTGATGTTACTAGCGTCGCCGGTTTTACCTGCGCCTGTGCTGCTGTCGATTAGGAAAAGGTAAACGCCCTGACTGGCCGTATTTTTGAACAGCATAACACTACATTCCTATTTGTACCGGTCCCGGTGTCACGACCGTGCTAGAGCCGCTGCCGCTAGTGAGTTGAATCGCCCCGCGACTATTTCCGCCAACACCGCCGCCCAAAACATCGCCCACATCCTGCGGCTCGAAATAAGTTCTGCGGTTGCTATATGCGGTCGCGGAGCCAGTTTTGGCGAACGGGGAACCCGTCAACGTCTCGTTGTCTTCTACGAGGAGATGTAAGCCGGTGTCATTCAAATCGAAATTCGTCGTGCAGTTATAGGCGCTGTTTTTGTAGCAGACAGGCCGCATCTCATAGCCGTAACTGCGCAGTTTTAAACCCACCCCGCCCGTACCAGAAAAGCCCTCGAACAGGTTGGATGACATGTAGTTTTGTCCCTTCTCGGCCTCCGCACCTGTGCCGCTTCCACCGTTCGAAAAAAACGAATTGTTTACGCAATATGCGGCCCGCTCTTGGACCCAGCCGTTCGACGCGCCTGACAAAGAAAACACGCTGTTCACGCATACGAGCGATCCACACGCCGTCTCAATTTCGCGTGTGCCGCTGTTTGAAAAAAAACACGAGTCAACCGTACATAAGCATTCGCCAACACACCACCCCTCAATGTCCGTGAACTCGCAATTGAGGATTCGCGCGGTTCTGTCGTGTGGCTTCAGTACAGGGTTGCCGCTCCCCACGTTCCAGTCGGAAAACTTACAGTTGATAAACCATGTATAGTACGCATTGCTATGATCAAAGAACGACGCATCAGACCCGCTGTTCGTCACGTTCAGATCGCAGAACACCCAATAGTTCTTTTGCCCGTTTGGCCACGGGTTGCCGTCAATGTCGATTTCGTATCTGCCACCGTCGCCGGCCGCGGAGCTGTAACCTCTCAACATCATGCCATACGCGCC